ACGAGCTCGGGCTTGGGGAACCTCACACAAGATTTCTTACCAATCTTAATGACATTCTTTTTCATGTTGTACATGACATCAGCGGTACTCTTATTGGTCGCGACAACCTTTTTCTCTTTCTTTTTCACAATACTTTTTGTGTTCATGGTAGATGGACGTAAGAAACCCATGACGACTAACTGTTCGGCGAGCTCTTTACCACTCTCGTAACCACGAAGCATGTCTTTTTCGTCGCGCACACCCAGGATTTGTACAACACCAGAACTAAATAACTGGTACGACGTTCCAGAGTATTGCATACGAAGAGCGGCTCGCAATTCGGGTTCATAATCCACCTTTCCCGTTATACGAAAAGCCTGTGCAACACCCGAAAGACTGACGGCGCCGTTCATATTGTACTGTCCTACGGTGTTGTTGTACACTATGGGGGTGTACAGAAAAGCCTCCCCCTTCGTGAAGTTGTCCACGATGTACTTTCGAATTTGTTCGGGCTGTTTAATATTATTATTTAAAATACCTCCAGAGAAATGAATCTTCCCGTTCCTGTATACCCTGAAAGTTATACCCTGGTTAGCTTTCCCATCATAGACATGAGCGGCAATCTGAGCCATGAAATATTTCTTCTTCGGATCCACTTCTCCAAACTTTCCAGTTAAAGAATGCTCGGCACCCACTTTAAATCTCCCAAAATATAATTTGATACTTTTTATTTCAATTTCTAAAGTTGTTTTAGGAATAGCCTTGCGCGTGTGAGGTTTTTTATTAAATATAGGCACTAAATCAATTCGTTCTTTTTTGTCAAACTTTTCGTTCACTATAGCGTTGAAAAAACCTAACTTGAGAGGGGACACTTTCAGGGAACTTATGTTGGTGCTATTCCACTTACGCTTCAACATTTCCTCCATTTTTTTGTTGATATTTTTTCCGTTATTAAGATCCTTCTTCAACTCTATACGCTCATCGTTCGTGAGATGCCTCGTGATATCTATACTCATTTTCTTATTCACTGGAGTGTTAGCGTTATTGTTACTGTTTAAAAACTCATTGAACATACCACCTTTCTTATTCATATTTATTATTCGTTAATATTTTAATGGTCGGTACCAAATCCTTCATTGTCAAAGTCAATCAAATCGATACCGAAAATAAACTCCTGATTCGCCACCATCCTCCCCTTGTACGCCATGGTATGGTGACGCACCACGATGTCACGCTGACTGAAGGGACCCGCGTAGAAGTCATAGTTGAACTTGGGCTTCCCAAGGTTGTTCGCTGTACAGTATTGGTTAAACTTGGAGACAAACTCCGCTCTGGGGCAACACGCCTTGGGGTTCAGTTCAACCGTCGGTGACTGCAGGAAGTTCTCGAGGGTACTCGTCACCATCGCCACCTGTTTCTGAACAGTCTTGAAGTACTCGGGTACCACGTTCCATACATCCTTGTTGGCGTACTTTTGTGAATACTCGAGATAGGCCCTGACACACTTCTGAAGAATGACATCGAGTTCCAGTTCCAACTTTTTATCAAGAGTCGTGTCAGACTCCTTCACCTGCTTACCAAAGTTGAACGTGAGAATACGACGCAAAATACTCCCAGAGTTATCCTTCCAGTGAGGGACTTCGTTACCACCCAGAATACCTGGGGTCTTCCACTCGATGGACTTGGCCTTTTCACACTTCACGGCGATAGACACATCTTCACCACTCACGATGGACTGAAACTCCGCCTGCTCCAGGGCCAGGTCATTCTTCACCTCGGGTGCGATGAACATGTACGAATCGTAAATGGCGGACAGACCAAACTTCTTCTCAACGTTGTTGGAGAGCGTACGAACATCCTCAGCGCCATAAAACTTACGGAACACCTTCGTAATCAGGGTAGACTTACCAGAACGGGCAACACCCTTGAGGAACGGGATAACCTGCCAGCCATCCATGTCGTTGACATCGTAGCACAGTCGACCACCCATGACGTACACCCACTTCGCTACATCCTCCTCGAAACCCTGGTAGTCCAGGACGGATTGGAAAAAGGGGGTCGGGATATCATACCAATCTTCGAGATGACCGTAATCCTTAAACTCTTGTTCAAAATATTTACAACTCACCACAGTCTGGTCTAGATTCTTAAACTCAGGGGAATCGTACGTGTAAAACGCAGACTTGTAGAGTCCAGTCTGGTCAGACCACTCCTTACCCACGAAGATACCGTTGGTGAATGACCAGACATGGCGATTCTTCACAATATCAGGGAATTGCATATCCTTACAGTTAGACAAATGGGTGATGACATCCCTGTGTGCCGTACCCCTAGATGTGAGGTTCTTCCATAGGTCAAACTCCACCTCCTTCTTTCCCACACTGTATACAAACTCCTGAATACTTTGCATAGGTTTCCAGGCGCGAGTGGAACACCCAGAAGCTGTTTTAATTTCAGTGCAACACTGACCCTTGTACCTCTTGATGTTATTGGTATACAAGTACTTCAGGGTCTGCATGATGGCTTGTTGAAAGGGGGAAAGTTCTTCGGGTTTTGAAATGGTGGATACCCTAAAAATAGAAGGGTCAGATTCAGGGTTGATTGGAACATACGTGGGGTTATTGACTCGTTCAGAGATGCGGGCGTTGCGAAATACAATCTGCCAGGCGTCATCTACTTGGTCGATGAGTCTGTTTACTCGAACTGAAAGTTTCATATCATTGTCATCCTCCATATCCATCATCTTCAGGCTATCTGCTCGATGGTACAGCTCACAGAGATGGTCTCGCATGCGTACAAACTTTCCATGGATCCTCTCGATGTCCACCGTCTGGGGGTAGCCATCTTCAGCGAGTTCATCTTTTGAGAAAAAATTGTCGTATCCAATACGTTGAGATATGTAACTGTTGTTTCGTTCGTTTATTTTCCAAGTATGTTCCAATTGATTCAAGAATTGCATCAATTGTTCATTATTAAATGTTTGAATCTGGTTAGCCCACATGGCACTGTTGGCTTCATCATGGTTCGCCTGATCACCGAGGAAGTGAGTTGGCTCAGCCATTTTATATAGTATACGATCCATTTTTCTAAGCTCTCTTCTGGAGGGTGGTCAAAAGTTTGACCATGATCTTATTTTGCATTTCCAACTGGCGACCGATGTTCACCAGGGCAGAGCATACCGTGTCACCATCCTCGGTCATGAGCGTGGAACTCAGGAGAGCCTCCACCGTGATGTAGTCCCCCTCCTCCCCCTCATACTCTGCCATGTCCTCGTCGGACATCTCTTCCTCCTCAGACTCCACTTCATCTTCAACAATTTCTTCAGGTTGCTGCTGAATCTCAGACATTTTAAATATACAAAGGAAAAAGTGTGTGGGTTTTTTCGCGCTGAAAAAAAATATTGCTATATAGTACAAAACAAACGATGGCGGGTGGACTCATGCAACTGGTCGCTTACGGTGCTCAGGACGTTTACCTGACCGGTAACCCCAAGGTTACTTTCTTCCAGGCGGTTTACCGCCGCCACACCAACTTCGCTATGGAGAACATCGAGCAGACCGTCAACGGTACTGCCGCCAACAACGGTCGCGTCTCCGTGACCGTCGCGCGCAACGGTGATCTCATCTCCGACATGTACATCGAGATGGTGTCCAAGGCTGCTCTCGTCCAGGTGACCGGTGCCGCCGATGATGCCATGTTCTGCGCCGAGCGTGCCATCAAGGATGTCGAGCTGTCCATCGGTGGTCAGCGCATCGACAAGCACTACCAGCGCTGGTGGCGTCTGTACTCCGAGCTGTACCTGGACGAGTCCAAGAAGGCCACGTGGGGTAAGATGACCACCCCCGGTGACCTCGCCGCCGGTGCGATTTTCCTCCCCCTGATCTTCTTCTTCAACCGCAACCCGGGACTGGCCCTGCCCCTGATCGCCCTCCAGTACCACGAGGTCCGTCTTGACTTTGACCTCTCGTCCGAGTTCTCCTCGTACACCGATGGCACCACCTTCAAGGTGTGGGGTAACTACGTGTACCTCGACACTGAGGAGCGCCGCCGCTTTGCCCAGAAGGGTCACGAGTACCTGATCGAGCAGCTCCAGCACACTGGTACGGATACCCTCGCCGCCGCCTCGGGTACCAAGCAGATCCGTCTGTCCTACAACCACCCCGTCAAGGAGCTCATCTTCTGCGCCGATCAGGGTTCGGTGTCTCGCTCCAACCTCTGGAACTTCACCTCCGCTGAGCCCGTGCTCACCTCCAACGTCCTCGTTGGTGCCCCCGCGTCTAACGTGGTCATGGCCACGTCCCAGTCTGGCGCCCCCCTTCTCCTCGCTGGTGCCGCCGGTGGTGCGCTCTGGACCGAGGAGACCGCGGGTCCCATCGATACCTTCAAGCTGGTCCTCAACGGCCAGGACCGCTTCAAGGAGCAGAAGGGTAAGTACTTCAACCAGGTGCAGCCCTTCCAGCACCACTCCGGTTCCCCTTGCCCCGGTGTGTACGCGTACTCCTTCGCCCTGAAGCCCGAGGAGCACCAGCCCACCGGCACGTGCAACTTCTCCCGCATCGACAACGCGCAGGTTGCCATCAAGACGTCGGCTGGTACCACCGCCACGTCGCTCAACATGTTCGCCGTGAACTACAACGTCCTGCGAATCCAGTCGGGTATGGGTGGCCTTGCTTTCTCCAACTAAATGTTAGTTTGGGATTTCTCTACAAAAAACAATTAACCAAATAATTTTTAAAGTGTTTCAGCATTTTTAAATATTAAAATCCTATTTCTAATTTATTACACAAATCTCTCAAAGTTCCAATTTGAATTAATGTACGGAAACTTACACTTATACAATATCCCCACGCGCTTAAACTGTTCGTTCGCGTAATCCTTGAGTTTGTCAAGTACATCCATCTGTTCATACACCTGTGTAGCAAGTTGTGGGGTGAGCTGGGTGTGAATGATATTAATAATATCAGTGGTGGTATGTATAATCATGACTACAATGTCATGGAACAGCTTCTTCTTCTTACGCGCCGTATCTCTATGGATAATAAGATTTGAAAATTGAGTATTGTCAATCTCCTTGAGTAGGTAGCGCACGCGCAGGTCCGTGTTTGTATGCACTACGTCAGTCACCCTGTACCGCTCCTCTTCAACGTGTGTCATGTGTCTGACGAACTGTATGGATCGTGAAAATCTGTCCTGAAGCCTATTGTTCGTGGGGTCAGTCATACTCACAAAGCGTCTCACACGGTTAAAAAAGTTGTACACATCGGGTAACCCTCCACACGGTAAGTCCTGAGGGTTCCTCTCGGCTACACCGTTATTCGCGGCAAACTGAATAAAGTGTGGGTTATGAATCACGCCAAACACCTTCTTCCCCGAGCGCCAACTGAACGCCGTGTGACAGTTGGTCAGTGTGCACCACATCTGGTCACAGCCATCAATTTTGGTGATGAGGGTACCACACGAAGGGCAGGGCTTGGAATCCTTATTCAATAGCTTCATGGTCTCTACGTTGTTTGGGTCACACTCGTGTTCTTCACCCTTCGGCTCGTTACACGCCTTGCATATATCCGCCTCACATATACCACATTTCCACCCCCCCGAGAGGAAGCCTCTACAGTCTTCCACTGGACACTTGCGGGTCGTCGTGGAAGACTCACCGCTAGCGGCCCCGCGATATACACCACCGTCTCGTAGGTCAGTTAGGGTGATGGTAATCTCATTGAGCTGCTTCTGAAGTAAACTCTTTTGGCACGCGAGACTATCTATAAGTTTCTTGCGCCCCCTCTCAGCGAGTTCATTTTCCACATCAGGTTGTGTCTGTGGTAATAGGGACTTTTCCCTGTCGAGGAGCACTTCTTTCCGGCGGTCCCTGTAGTCCTTTTTCAAAAAGGTTTGTGTCATATAGTCAGATAGAATACCATGGTCCCACCCTTTCCTACAACTCATACAATGCGCGTCATCGTGCGTTTCAAGTAGGTACCTCTCCGTGCATCGGGAACACGCGCTAAACTCACAAAATCCACATTTCACGGGTTTGTTGTGGCCATTGATAGTCTCACAGCAAATGTCGCAATCCATTTTAGTTTCTTGCATATCAAGAAGTTAGAGCTTCACTTAGGTTTAAAAAAATGATTCTATAAAATAATAATGTATGTGCTCTACACGGATGGAAGTTGCTTGGGTAACCCCGGGCGCGGAGGGTGGGCTGCGAGGTGCGTGGACCTCTTCGATATCAGCGGAGGTACGGAACATTCGACCAACAACATCATGGAGATGACCGCGGTCGTCAAGGGTCTCGAGAAGTGTCTAGAGCACGGACTCACCGACGTGATTGTCTACACTGACAGTGTGTACGTGATGAAAGGTATGAACGTGTGGATACATGGGTGGAAGAATAAGGGGTGGAAGACTGCTGGGGGTACCCCCGTGAAAAACAAGGAACTATGGATACGCCTCGACGAACTGAGGGAAAAGTTCAATACCGTCGAGATGCACTGGGTCAAGGCACACGCGGGGAATACACACAACGAGTTTGTTGATAGTGAAGCGAGGCGTCAGGCTTTGATGATATAGTCTTTAAAGGTGGGTAATAAAAAAATTATATACTGCTATTGGGTGAGTTTTTCTTAGACACTCTCGTTGAACGAGGTTTCTTCTTCACCACGGGGGTACTCGCGCTCTTAATTTTACTCATGATAT